GGGCTTTTTTTTATGCCGTAATTCGTAGTTAATTAAGCCGGGCCCTGCCCCGCGGGCCGCGTCCCAAACCTACCGGCCCGCGTCCCAAACCTACCGGCCCGCCCGCCGCGCGCCGGTGGCTGGTGGCCGGTGGCAGTTAACCGCGGATCGTTGGCCGGTGGCAGTTAACCGCGGATCGTTGGCCGGTGGCTGGTGGCCGCGGATCGTTGGCCGGTGGCTGGTGGCCGGTGGCTGGTGGCAGTTAACCGGTGGCAGTTAACCGGTGGCAGTTAACCGGTGGCTGGTGGCAGTTAACCGCGGGCCGGTGGCCGCGGATCGGGCGTAGCGGGTAGCGGATCGGGACAAGTCGGAAGCCCAGCCGGTGGCAGTTAACCGGTGAACCAGCCGCCCGGATCGCGGATCGCGTCGCCCTGGGCGGATCGCGTCGCCCCGGCATCGCCCTGGGCGGATCGCGTCGCCCCGGCAAACGGGCAAGGGGCCCCGGCCTATCGGGTCAAACCGCGGTTCCCGGCTTTTCGGCGTCGCGCCGCGCCGCGTGGCCCCCGGGCTCGCCGTACCGGGGCTAGGGCCATGTTTCTCGCAAATATTTACATATTTTTTCGTATTGGCTTTAACTGTCTTATATTTGCTGTTAAAATCGCATATATTACATGCTATGTTCCACGTGGAACACACCTAAAATGTTTCACGTGAAACATCGAAAACTGCGTATGAAAAGTTAGCCGGGGGCCCCGATGAGTGTAGCGCAAAATGCGGCGTTAGAAGAGAAAAAACTTAAACTTGAGCTTCGGTTAGCGCAGCTCGAAAAGAACGAGAAGTGCCAAAATGATTTTTTAACTTTCGTGAAAACAGTTTGGCCTGATTTTATCGCGGGCCGTCATCACAAAATCATTGCTGAAAAGTTAGAACGCGTGGCCCGTGGTGAGTTGAAGAGGGTCATTATCAACATGGCCCCTCGTCACACGAAGTCGGAATTTGCGTCGTATTTGTTCCCGGCGTGGATGATGGGCCGTAATCCGAAAATGAAGATCATTCAGGCGACGCACACGACTGAGTTGGCGGTTAACTTTGGCCGCAAGACGAAGAACTTGATTGAGAGCGACGAGTTCAAGGAGATTTTCCCCGAGGTGAAGCTGGCTGCGGACAGTAAGGCTTCTGGTCGGTGGGACACGAACAAAGGTGGGATGTATTACGCCGTGGGCGTTGGTTCGAACTTGGCGGGCCGCGGTGGTGACTTGGTGATTATTGACGATCCTCACTCGGAGCAGACGGCGATGTCGAGTTCCGGTTTTGACGATGCGTGGGATTGGTACACTGGGGGCCCCCGTCAACGTCTCCAGCCGGGTGGGTCGATTGTTTTGGTTCAGACCCGGTGGTCAGAGAAGGACATGACGGGTCAACTTCTGCGGGCTATGGCTAAAGACCCGTTAGCGGATCAATGGGAAGTTATAGAACTTCCTGCGATTTTCGAAGATGGGACTCCGTGCTGGCCAGAATTTTGGTCTTTAGAGGATTTGACCGCGGTCCGCGCATCTATTCCGCCGAGCAAGTGGAACGCGCAGTATCAGCAAAACCCCACAGGTGAAGAGAGCGCGCTTATTAAGCGCGAGTGGTGGCGTTGTTGGGAGCGGGAGAAGGTTCCGCAATTGGAATATGTGATCCAGAGCTACGATACGGCGTTTTCGAAACGCGAGACTTCTGACTTTAGTGCGATTACGACGTGGGGTGTTTTTTATCCGAACGAGGGTGGTTCGGGGCCCAATTTAATATTGTTGGATAGTGTGAAGGGGCGGTGGGATTTTCCGGAATTGAAGCAGGTCGCTTTAGACCTTTATAAATTTTGGGAACCTGATACAGTGATTGTGGAAGCAAAGGCGAGTGGTATGCCCTTGACGCACGAATTGCGGAATATGGGGATACCTGTTGTGAATTTTACGCCGAGTAGGGGTAACGACAAGGTCAGTCGTGTTCACAGTGTGTCGCCTTTGTTTGAGGCTGGGATGGTTTGGCATCCTGACAAGATGTGGGCGGATGAGTTAATTGAGGAGGTTGCTGCATTTCCCAATGGCGAGCATGACGATTTGGTGGATAGTATGACGCAGGCGCTGATGCGATACCGTCAAGGGAATTTTGTGCAATTGCCAACTGATGACTGGGAAGATGGAGAAAACTCTGTTAAAGTACGTTTGTATTACTAAAAGCAGAAGGGCTAGAATATGTATAACTCTGCGGTCAATCTAGGGTCCGGTGGCTTCGGCAACGTCGGCTATTTTGCCGATGGTGGCGATGTAATGGCTCTTGATATGAACCAGACTGCCCCGGGGGCCCCTGCGACATATTATGACTATCTCCCAGAGGAGATGCAACAAGAAGCCGAGCAAGAAGATCAAAAAGGCTTCGGCACGATGATCTGGGATAAATTGACTGGTGATAATCCGACCGAAGGATTGCGCGAAAGTGCGCGGGTTGGTGGATCGCGGACCGAGGCTCTTTATGGGTCTGATCCGACGTTCATGCAGCAGTTGATTGAGCGTTACAACTATCCGAGTGCTTTTGATTCCGAGACGGGTCAGCAGTACATTCCGACTGGCTTCGAGCCTGAAAGTGTTCGTATGGCGCGGCCCGCGGGCCGTCGTGACATGCCGACGTATCCTGAGTTAGAAGATGCGCGGGCCCACATGTTGAGTTCGGCGATTATGGCGAAGGAATATGGTCCGGAGAACGCGGAGACTGCGGGTGACTTCAACGAGTTCTTGGATCGTTTTGCGCCATGGCCGGTAGGTGGTCAGAACGCAAGAGACGTTGCCATGGATCAACGCAACAATGCGGTTGGTCGGCAAATATTTATGAAGGCTGGTATGAACGCGAGTGTTCAGGATTTGACGCGCATGGTAGATGCGGAAGTCTTCAACCAGTTGGATAAGATCATGGGTCGTACACCGGAGGAGCGCACAACGCCAGCTCCGGGTCAGGCCCGCGCCCCACGGAACTTCATGTCACCTCCTACGGGGCCCGATGTTTACTTCCCTCGCAATGAGCAGGGCTATTTTGATACGACACGTCGTATTTTGGGCATTTCCCGCCCATATCGCAATTACTAGGTCGTGTCGGGGTATTATTGATGGCGGACAATCCGGAATACGATTTTTTAGCCTCTTCGACCGCAGACCCTAGCATGACTTTGGGGGAGGCGGCGTATGCTACGGGTGCGATAGGTTCTAGTTTTGCGCCGGGTGCGGGTGTTGCGGATGTTATGGGTTATGCGCCTGATCCGTTTAATCCGGGTCAGATGTTGCCGTCATTTTCTGAAAACTTGTCTCAAGGCAATTATCTTGACGCTGGGATACAGACGTTAGGTTTAGCGGGGGATGCTTTTTACGCGGTGGCTCCGTTTACTGCGGGCATAACGGCATTACCGGGGGGAGTTTTGAAGGGGGCCCAAGCGTTAGCAAAGACGTTGCGCGGTGGGACCATACCCAACCCCAAAACAACTACGCCGCAAGTATTTTTTCCTGATTTAGGTGAAAAGTCTCACGTTACGTTGCAGCCGGACGTTAAGAACGACGCGGTTAGCATTATGTACATTGAGGCGGATAAGCCCGGCCAAGGGCAGGGTGGTGAGATGCTTCGCCGTGTTACGGAACAGGCGGATGCGACAGGCACGAGGTTGACTTTGTATCCTGACCCGCGAGGCGAGGGTGGTTTAGATCAAGACGAGTTAATTAAGTTTTATCAGCGCAACGGGTTTAAGTTTCAGTATCCCGACCCAACTAACCCTGACCCTATTTTGGACATGGTACGTGAGCCGCGGCCCACGGCCCCTAAGTCAACCGGGCTGTTAGGCGGCGACAAACCGCAACGCTTTTACCACGGCACAAGAGCAGAGTTCAAAGAGTTTGACCCGGACGCGCCGTATACTTTTGTAGCAGATAAGCCTAGTACAGCAGAATACTATGCTGGAGATGTTCTAGACGGGGCACCTAACATACGTCCTGTATACCTTAAAGACGTTAATTTTTTTGATGTTGATAATCCGAGTCACATGGAACAACTTCTTGAGTCTGATTGGTATGCTCAGTATGGAAAAAGTTTAGACGATGCTTTTTTCGACTATTCGGAAGACATGAACTTTTTAGATTTGGTGGAAGCAGGCGATTACGGGACTATTGAAGATAGTGGCCTTGTAGACTGGATTAAATCACAAGGGTTTGATGGTTTTACCACTTACGAGCAGGACGGTAAAAACTATGCCGTGTTTGACGTAAACAACATCGTTCCCGGTGTAGTTAAGAAAAAAGAAGGCGGCGTAATAAGTTTGGTAGACGTCGCGCGGAACATGAACCGCGGCCCACGGGGCGTGGAAAGCCTAGCACCAATTGCTAGAAATATGTATAGGACTATGGTAAGTTAGTCTTGAAGGAGATAACGCATGGCACGTGAACCTATTGGAGGCATGGTGGACAAAAATGTCCCGTCGCAGTTGGATCCAGAGGATTTAGCGGCTGAAGTGGAGATTGAGCTTCCGGATTCGCAGAACAACGTGACTGCGATGATCGACGCGTCTGGTGTAGGCGAGATTGGCATTACACCGACGGACGACGGCGGAGTTGAAATTGACTTTGAGCCTCAAGATCAGCGTGGGGAGAATGAGGATTTCTATGCGAACCTTGCTGAAGAAATGCCTGACCGCGAGCTACAACGCATTGCTAGTGAGCTTTTGGGTGAGTATGACGCGAATAAAGCGAGCCGTCAGGACTGGGAAGATGCGTATGCAAACGGTCTTGAGTTACTTGGCTTCACTTACGAAGAGCGCACTCAGCCGTTTAGAGGCGCTTCGGGTGTCACTCATCCGCTTTTGGCAGAAGCTGCTACACAGTTTCAAGCGCAAGCTTTCAACGAGCTGCTACCTCCTGCGGGGCCCGTTAGAACGGTTGTCATGGGCTCTGAAACGCGTGAAAAGGTTGCCCAAGCGCAGCGCGTAAAGACCTTCATGAATTACTACATCACGAATGTGATGGAAGAATACACGCCGGACATGGACCAGATGCTGTTCTATTTGCCGCTGGCAGGTTCGACGTTCAAGAAAACTTATTATGACGAGACGCTCGGTCGAGCAGTATCCAAGTTTGTCCCTGCGGAGAACTTGGTGGTTCCGTATGAGACCGCGGACCTCGAATCATGTCCCAACATTACCCAAGTCGTGCGGATGTCGCTAAACGATCTGCGTAAGCGCCAGCTTGCCGGGTTGTATTTGGACGTTGAAGTGATCCCCGCGCAGCGTGAGATTACGGGCGTTGAGAGCGAGATTGACCGCATTGACGGCGTGGAGCCCAGCCAGATTGATTACGACTGCACGATCCTTGAGTGCCATGTCGATCTGGACCTAGAGGGCTACGAAGACCTTGGTGAGGACGGCGAGCCTACTGGCATTCGCGTTCCTTACATTGTGACTTTGTCGATGGACAACGGTCAGGTGCTGTCGGTTCGTCGCAACTATCGCGAAGAAGACGATCTGAAGAAGAAAATTCAGTATTT